CGGTTGTCGGTCTCTGCCGCCAGTCGGCCGTGTGCAAAGACATCGTCGAGGCCGTGACGGGCGAGGGCGACAAACAGGTCGCCACATGCACCGCCATCCGCGTCGGCGCCGAACCCGTGGTGCGGTCGTTCAGTGTCGAAGACGCCAAGAAAGCCGGCCAGTGGGGCAAGACGGGGCCCTGGCAGCAATACCCGCGCCGGATGCTCCAGATGCGTGCCCGCGGCTTCGCGGTACGCGATGCTTTCCCCGACGTGCTGCGCGGCCTGATCACCGCTGAGGAAGCCGCCGACACGCCGATCCGCGACTCCTTCTCCGGCCCCACCATCGAGCACACCGCACCCGAACCGGCAGCGCCTCCCGCGGCCAAAGCCGAGCCGCCCAAACAACCCGCCAAACTCACCGTCACGCAATGGCTGGACGCCCTCGCCCTGGAACTCGCCGCCTGCGAAGGTTCCGAGGAGGTCGATGAGATCCTGGCGAGAAGCGAAGTCCAACAGGCGCAGGACCGTCTCCGCAACGGGGCCGCCGACAGGCTCCGCGACATCTTGCAACAGGCCATCGCCCGCACCAGCGGGGACGAGACGTCGGCGCCCGCGGACGACGGACTGTTCGCTGATCCCGCCACCGACCCGTTCCGCGAACTCACGCCGACGTGAAACCCATAGGACCCATCGTCGCGCGCATTCTGCTCCGTGCCGTGCTGGCGCGCCTGAGAAGGCGGCCACGCGGGCGGCGGCGGCATGGATGATGGGCGCACTCCCGGCCGTTTCGCCGCCGCTTACCGGCGCCACGTCACGCCGGTCCTGAAGCGCGAGGCAAGCCGCCTCGGCACCGAACTGGCGGATGACAGCCTGGCGTTCTCGGACGCCATGGCGGAACTGCTGAGCATCGCGTGGGGGCGGGGCGCCGGATACCTGCCGGAGCCGCTGCGGGAAGAACTGGGCGACTGGCTCGCCGCCACGCTGCTGGACGAGACCGACCTGGCCGAGGAAGCCATGGCGCTCGTCCGGAGTCTGCTGCGAGAGCCGTCCCGCGATGTCATGCGGGCCAGGATCAGGGAGTACCTCGACGATGGTTGACGAGCCTCCCCCCGGTTTCTTCGACCGAGTCCCGAAGCCGCGCCGCAAGGCCAAGGCGCCACCGGCCGAGGTCGTGCCCGTCCAGTACGTGAACGGGGCCGACAACGATCTGCTCATCATCCCGCCGCATTGCACCGACGACGCGATCGGACTGCGGTTCAGCGCCGAGTTCGGCGTCGCGCTCAAATACGTGGCCGACTGGAACCGCTGGATGCTCTGGGACGGACGCGTCTGGAAGCGCGACAACACGCTCCGCGTCTACGACCTGATCCGCAAGACGACCCGCGCCATGGGCCCGGAGGCCCCCGATGAGAGACTGCGCGCCAGACTGGCCGCCGCATCGACGGTCGCCGCCATCGAGAAGCTGGTGCGCTCAGACCGCCGGCACGCGCTCGCGGCCGACAACTGGGACGCCGACCCGTGGCTGCTCAACACGCCAGGCGGCGTCGTCAATCTGGAAACCGGCGACAAGAGCGCACACGACCCCGCGCACCTGATGACGCGATGCACCGCCGTCGCGCCGGGCAACATCGCCGATTGCCCCCGCTGGATGCTGTTCCTCGAACAGGTGACCGGCGGCAATCCTCTTCTGATGGACTACCTCAAGCGGTGCGCCGGATACTGGCTCACCGGCCTGACCCGCGAGCACGCGATGTGGTTCCTCTACGGCACCGGCCGTAACGGCAAAGGCGTGTTTCTCAACACGCTTACCCGCATCATGGGCGACTATGCCATGACCGCCAGCCCTGACACGTTCACCGCGGACGGCCACGGCAAACACCTTACCGTCCTGGCCCGCCTTCAAGGCGCCCGGCTGGTCGTCGCCCAGGAGACCGAGGAAGGGGTGCCGTGGGCCGAGGCGCGCATCAAAGCCGTCACCGGAGGCGACCCCATTACCGCGAACTTCATGCGGCAAGATCCGTTCACGTACCTGCCGCAGTTCAAGCTGGCGATGAGCGGCAACCACAAACCGGCGCTGAAATCCGTCGATGAGGCGATCCGCGCCCGCTTCAACCTCGTGCCGTTCACCGTGACCATACCGCCCGGCCAGCGCGATCCAGCCCTCTCCGAAACGCTCTGGACCGAGGCCGCGGGCATCCTCGCGTGGATGATCGAGGGCTGCTGGGACTGGCGCCACACGCGCCTGCATCCGCCGGCCGTCGTGACAGAGGCGACCTCAGACTATTTCGACAGCGAGGACATGACGGCGCTGTGGATCGCCGATTGCTGCGAGACGGGACGCCACTGCGAAGGGCTCGGCGCCACGTTGTTCTCGTCATGGACAGCGTGGGCAATCCGCGCCGGGGAGAAGGTGGGAACCAACAAAGGGTTCGGCCGGACACTGGAAAAGCACGGATTCCCGCCAGGAAAGCACTCAAACCAAGGGAAGATCATCAACGGCATCCGGCTCCGCGTCGAACCCTCGCGCACTGAACCGGCGCATGAGCGCGATTGAAAGTGACGGAAGTGACGGAGCGTGCATTTCACACGTGCATCTGCGTGCGTGGGCGCGCGGGCGCGGAAACGCGTCACTTGCGTCATATTTCGCTATGCACGTGATAATACAACGTCTGGCGTACACGTCTGATATGCAGTCAGCGTCATTTCCGTCACGTTGTTGCTAACGTCGAACGATTATTTGACGAAAGGAAAGCGATGACCCGCCGCGTCCGGCTCACACCCCCCGTGCGCGTCCTCATGCCCGATATCGGCGACGCCACGGGCACGGTGCTGGAGACGTTCGACTCCGCCGTCCGCGTGGCGTGGCCCGGCGACCGCGTCGCGTGGCATCGTCGCGGCGACCTTGAGGACGCGACCAACGAGGAGGACACATGTCGCAACTGAAATCAGCGTTCCAGAAAGCGGGATACCAGAACAGCACCGAGGAATGGCCGTCCGAGGAACTGCTCGATGTCGCCATTCGCGCCATGGTGCGGCACGCCGACGACGGCGAGGCGACGCAACACGCCATCTTCCGCGCCTGTCGCACAGACGCCGCGCTGCTGCGCCAGTTGATCCTCCCTTGGTGGCGGCAATGCACCGCCCAACTGATCAACGAGGCCCGCCGGGAGATCGCCCGCAAACAGCGCGAGGACGCGCTTGACACGCCCATGGACCGACGCGCCGCCAAGGTGGTCTCGCTGATCATTGAGCGCGATCGCAAGGAAGCCGAACGGGAAGCGGCGGAGGAAGCAAGACGCGTCTCAGCGCTTCAGGCGCGGCACGACCGGGAGTTCAGGGAACGGATCGAGGCATGGAAACTGACCAAGGCGTCATCATTCCTGATCGACAGCCGGCCGTTCTGGGAGGTCTCCACGCTGCGCGCTCGTCAGGCACAGCGCCGATCGGAGCACGAAAGCCGGTTCCTCGATCTGGTGCTGTCAGGCGTGCCGGAGGACGAGCGACCGATCGCGCATTACCGCAGGCCAGAGGAAATCAACGCGCTATGGGATCAGTCGTTCGAGGATCGCGAGTAATGGATGACCCACGCGACACGCCGCGCCACACGGCGCGTCGGCCATCAACCCACTCCGGCGACACGCGAACGCGGCCGACCGCCGCCCGCTCTCGCCCCGCCAACCGACAACGCCACCAGCGGCGGCGGATCGTCACGCAGCGCGCCGGCATGCCGCTCGGCCCACGCCAGCAGCGCGGGCGGAACCGGAGATTTTCCGTTGCACCAATAGCGAGGCGTCGATGGCGAGCAGCCCAACAAGACGGCGAGGTCACCGTAACTCCAGCGTAGGGTCTTTAACGCCGCCCGGAGGCGCGTACCGGCCGTGTGGGGCGTTGGCCGGGGGGTAACAGCCTCCAACGCCTCCAACGCCGCCAGCGGGCTTGCAGGGGCGGTCACGACCCCAACAACGCGCGACGGTTCTGGCGCCACTCGCGGCGGACAACCGCCAGCAGCGTCTCGGGGGTCGCCGTCAACGTCCAACCGCTGTTCGCCAGACCGGCGCAGACGTTCTGGTTCCACTCCCGTCGCCGCGCGTCCCACTCGCGGACGTAAGCGCCGGCCGAGGGGCAGAAAAACTCGCGCGACACAGGGCCGTCGTACGGGGAGTCATACGAAAGCGTGACCTCGCGGGGGCCGGTCTGTTTGATGGTGGTTTTCATGTGAATGCTCCTTGCGTGAAATGAAGCGAGGCCGAAGCCTCGCGGGGGTCAGGCGGACCGGAGTTTCCGGACCGCGTTGGCGTTGCAATCAATGGCCATCCGATACGCCCTGGAGCCGTTGCCGTAATCCTTCTCAACCCAGTCGCCGGCCGGATCAGCGACGAACGTCCGAACCGTGTGGGGGAATGACGGGCTCATGTATTGGGGCACCCGCTTGTATTCGGCGCGGACGATGCGGAAGGTGATTTGGTTGGTCATGATGTGTGTCCCTGTGTTGATGACAACATCATAATCAATGCGGCGGAACGTGTCAATGGTTATTTACAGGGTGATGGATATTTATTCGGGCTCAGGCGGCGACGCCTGAATGCTTCAGCACAATGAAGGCGCTGGAATCGTCGCCATCCCCCAAGTCATCGCGGGCTGTTCGGATGACCAGTTCCAGCCAGTCGATCTCTTTTCGTAGCGCGGCGATAAGATCGTCGGGGGTGTCACCGGGCTCGGGCGTGTATTTCGGGCGGTCCGAGAATGGCAATGGCTCACGCCTCCAGAAAGCGGATGAAGATTTCAGTCGGGCCGTTCCAGGCGAAACGACTGTCGGGAGAGGTGAACGGCTTCCCCGATCCGGTGCAGGCGTTGACGGTCACGAGCGCATCACGCGCGTTGTCGCGGTCAGCGGCGGAAGCCAGAACGATGCGGCAAGCGCCGTTGGGCATCTTGCGAACGCGGGCACCCTTGACGCCAGAGAGGGAAAGTTCAGCGCGGAGAGCAGACGCTTTCGCGTCGGTGACCGGGTGAAGGTAGGTCAGGCCGGTCTGGAATGTGTTGCTCATGATGTGATGTCCCTTGCTGATGACTGGAACATAATCAATGCGGCGGAACGTGTCAATGGTTAATTGGGGTGGGGATGCGATTTTGTCCGGAGCCGCTTACCGGCGGTTGCGGAACCCCGAGGGCGTGTGGTAACGGGATACCACATCGAAAAACTGGCGGTATACCTTGCGAAAACCGCGCCTTAGCGACGCAATGATGGACTCATCAAAAGCCATGCTGGCGGTTTCGTATCTGCCGTGGTCTGAACTCGTGCCATCCGAACGAAACGCGCGCACCCATTCTCCGGAACAAATCGCCCAACTCGTCGCGAGCATCGGCGCGTTTGGCTGGACAAATCCGATCCTGATCGACGAGGACCGCGCCATCATCGCCGGTCACGGCAGGCTGGAGGCGGCGAAGGCGGCGGGACTGGCGGATGTGCCGACGATCACGCTGACCGGCCTTAGCGGCGCGCAGAAACGCGCGCTGGCCATCGCCGACAACAAGCTGGCGTTGAACGCGGGGTGGGACGACGACCTGCTGCGGATGGAACTCGGCGAACTCGGGCTTGAGGGGTTCGACCTCAGCCTGATCGGGTTTTCCGATCTGGAATTGAAGGACATCCTGACGGATCCCGCCGAGCCATTGGCGCCGGATGGTTTTGATAGTTACGATGAAGACATCGAGACCGAACACCAGTGTCCGAAGTGCGGCTACGTGTTCAGCGGCGGCAAGATGGTGGCGAGAGCCGAGGCGGCGGAATGAAACCGCCCTACCACGTGCCCTCGATGACCGAAATCCGCGCGCTGTCATGGAACGGCCTGAAGGTCGCATCGATGTTCGCGGGCGGCGGCGGCTCGTCCACCGGCTACCGCATGGCGGGCTGTAAGGTCGTCTATGCCAACGAACTGACCGAGAGCGCCCGCGATAGCTACGCGGCGAACATGGCGCCCGGAACCGTCCTGGATGGCCGCGACATACGCGCCGTGCAAGCTGAGGACATCCTGACCGCGACTGGCCTCTCTGCCGGCGAACTGGATATCTTCGACGGCTCGCCGCCTTGCGTGTCCTTCTCGACCGCCGGCAAGCGGGAAAAGGGATGGGGCCGCGTCACGACCTCGCACGACGCCACGCAGCGGCAAGACGATCTGTTCTTTGAATACACGCGATTACTGAACGGACTTCAGCCGCGCGCCTTCGTCGCCGAAAACGTATCGGGACTGATCAAGGGCACGGCCAAGGGATACTTCCTCGAAATCCTCCGCGCACTGCGTGCCTGCGGCTACCGGGTCGAGGCGAAGCTACTCGACGCGCAATGGCTCGGCGTGCCGCAATCCAGGCAACGACTGATATTCGTCGGCGTGCGTAATGACCTCGAGGCCGCGCCCGCGTTCCCGGCGCCTCTGGCGTATCGCTACAGCGTGCGCGACGCGCTGCCGTGGATCGATGGCCTGACATGGGACCCTCGTGGCCAGTTTCGGATCAAGACGGTGAATGTCAGCAAGGATACCTGCCCGTCAGTCACGGTTGGGTCAGCGTATCAATTCAACATCGAAGCCGAAACGGACATTTCCCGCTTCGCGATCGGCGCCGAGTGGGACAAGCTAAAGCCCGGCGAGCAGCCCGCGAAGTACCGCAGTCTGGTAAAGCCTGCTTTGAATACCCCATGCCCGACCATCACCTGTCCGCCCGGCGAAAACTGGTCGCCGTCCGCGCCTCTTTCTTCTGCTTCGGTCGTCCATCCCACCGAACGCCGCAAGTTCACGATCGCCGAACTCAAGCGCATCTGCGCTTTTCCCGACGACTACGACCTCAAGGGCACCTATGCCGACCAGTGGGCGCGCTGCGGCAACGCGGTGCCTCCGGTCATGATGTTCCATATCGCCGCCGCGATGGTTCCCGTCCTGACACAACGGAGGCTGGCCGATGCCGCGTAACGCCATCGATGACGGCTCGATCCCCGAGCGTGACGAAGGCCGCCGTTCCGGCCCAGGTAAGCGCGCCCAGATCGACCTCGCCGTGCTTGAACGGGGCGCGTCGATCGGCTGCACGATGAACGAACTCAAGGCGTTGAGCGGCACGCCACATTCGACGTTCTTTAAGCATCTCGCGGAAGATCCGGAGGTCCAGGCGGCCATCGAGCGCGGCGCCGAACTGGGACGCGCCACGTTGCGCCGGGCGCAATGGCAAGCCGCTGTCACGGACAAAAACCCAACGATGCTGGTGTGGCTCGGCAAGCAACTGCTCGGCCAGCAGGATTCAATGGTCCTGACCGCCGACCTCAACATTCATCGCGTGCTGTCCGAGGCGCCATTGACGATCGAGCAATGGACGGAAGCGAACGTCGAAGCTGATCCTGATGCCACTTGACGGCACAACCGCTCCGGCTCGTCTCGTCTGGGCGCCGCAACCCGGCCAGCAACACAAACTCGTTACCTGTCCGTATATGGAGATATTGTTCGGCGGCGCGCGCGGCGGCGGCAAGACGGACGGCGTGCTGGGCAAGTGGGCGGTCAAGGCGCAACGCTACGGCGTCGGCTTCAATGGCGTGTTCTTCAGGCACGAGATGCCGCAGGCCGACGATCTGATCGAGCGCGCCAAGGAAATCTATCTGCCGCTCGGCGCCGAATGGCGTGAGCAACCGCGCCAGTTCCGTATGCCTGGCGGCGGCCGCGTGCGTTTTCGCCCGCTGGAGAACGTCGTTGACGCATCGAAATACCAGGGACAGAACCTGACTGATTGCGCGGTCGAGGAAGCGGGAAACTTCGCCGACCCGAAGCCGATCGACATGCTGTTCGGCGCGCTGCGGTCCAAGGGCGGCGTTCCCGTGCAACTGATCCTGACCGCCAACCCCGGCGGCGTCGGGCAGCAATGGATCAAGCACCGCTACATCGATCCGGCGCCACGCGGCATGACGCCGCTGGTCCGCAAGCTGCCGAACGGCGCGGAACATCGTTACATTTACATACCGTCGCGTATTCAGGACAACCGCATCCTGCTCGCGAACGATCCGACTTACATCAACCGGCTGCATCTGGTCGGCTCACCGGAACTGGTGCGCGCGTGGCTTGAAGGCGACTGGAATGTCATCGCCGGCGCGTTCTTTCCCGAGTTTTCCGCTGTCCGTCACATCATGCCGCCGTGCGCCCTGCCCGACCACTGGGCGCGGTTTCGCTCGTTCGACTGGGGCAGCGCGCGCCCCTTCGCGGTGCATTGGTGGGCTGTCAGCGACGGCGGCCTGCCGGGCATCGCGCGCGGCTGCCTCGTCTGTTACCGCGAGTGGTACGGGATGAAGCCGAACGAGCCGAACGTCGGGCTTCGCATGACCGCCGAGCAGGTCGCCGAGGGCATCAGGGACCGGGAGCGCGACGATCCGAAGCCCGCATCAGGCATGATGGTGGGCGTCGCGGATCCCGCGATCTTCGCCGAGGACGGCGGCCCGTCGATCGCCGCGCGCATGACGCAGGCCGCTCGTGTTGTGTTCCGCCCCGCTGACAACAAGCGCGTTCCGCAACGTGGCGCGATGGGCGGTTGGGATCAGTTGCGCTCGCGACTGGTCGGCGACGCGGACGGCAAGCCGATGATCACGTTCTTTTCAACCGCGATCCATGCCATTCGGACTCTGCCGACGCTGCAACACGACGCGAGCCGCGCCGAAGACGTGGACACCGACAGCGAGGACCATTGCGCGGACGAAATCCGTTACGCCTGCATGTCACGCCCATACGTTCGTGACGCGGAACGACAGAAGCCCCGCGACTCATGGGACGCGGCGTTCAATCGTGACGCGGAAGAACTGCGCGACTGGCGGGTGGCGTGATGACCGTCCGAAAACATCCAGACCTTGTCGGACTTAGTGTCCGATTGGCCGAAAACGACTCTCACGGGACACAAAACGGGCACGCGCCGACTGACCCATTGAACCTTGCCCCAAAAGGACAATCCGATGCCCACTGACTACGAGGCCATGAGCGGCGCGGAGTTTCAGCGCGCGGTCGGCGACGACCCGGACAAGTGGGCGGAGGCGTTCGCGCGGCGCGCCGATGCGATGAGTGAGTCAATCAGCGACGGGTTGCGTGAAGAGCTTTCCCGATGGTTCGCCGACGCCATGGAAGCCGGGCGTAAGGGGTCAATCCAGGAAGTGATCGGGCCGACCGCGCCATGACCGACTCATTCCTGATCTGGTCACATTACCATTTCGCATGGCGGGGGCCGGACCGATGTGCATTGACGCGGCTCTTGGGGCAGGCGGGGCGGTACTCCCGCGCGGAGGCGATCGACATATGCGCGAACGCGATCCACGGCAGGGCCGAATCGCTTGGCGCCCTGCCCGAATTGCCGGTGCGGGAGGCGGATGTCCTGGCGATGCGTGATCGCTTCCATGCGGCGTTCCCTGACGCCGGGGAGGAGAATTGGGAATGATGACCACAAGACGCATACTGATCCTGGCCACCCTGCTATTGCCCGTCGCGGCACGCGCGCAGGCCCCCGCCCTCACATACGAGGACCGCTCTGGCACGATCACCGCCGGAGGCACCGCCCAGGTGGTCCTGCCGGCGTGGAGCGGCCGTCACGGCTGCGTGATCCAGAATCAGAGCGCGGGCAGCCTGTGGGTCTCAGAGACGGCCACGGCCATCGCAGGGCCGCCGTCGATCGTCATCCCGGCCGGCCAGCAGTTCCTCTGCATGAACCCGGCGTCCGGTCAGGCCTACAGTATAATAGGCGCGACCACGGCGCAGGCGTTCGCGGCTCGTCAGTGGTGAAACTGGGCCGACGTTCACTGTTGTTGTCAGGCGCCGCGATTCCGGTCTCGGCGTATGGCCAATGCGTTACGGATCGCTTTACCGTCGATGCGTGCATGGGCGGCGTGCGTCTCACCGTGCCAGCCGCGTCGTTCGATCAGTCCTTCCTCGGCGGCTCGCTCGGCCCCGGCGCGGTGTTCACGCGCGCATCGACCGGCACGTATTACGACAGCGCGGGCGTGCTGCGATCAGCGGCGATCAACGCGCCACGGTTCGATTACGATCCCGTGACGTTGCAGATGAAGGGTTTGTTGCTTGAGGATCAGAGCACGAACCTCGCGTTGCAGAGTGCCGCTTTGACCAACGCCGCCTGGGTTCCCTACGGCACTCCAATGACGCTGACGGCCAACAGCGCGGCGTCTCCTGACGGCACCACGACCGCGACACGTATGGCGCTACCGGCGGTGAACGCCGGCGCGGCCTCCATGGTTTATCAGATCGTTACATTAACCGCCGCCTCCACCACATTCAGCATGTGGCTGCGCGGCAACGCCGGAGGCGAACAGGTTTATCTCGCGGCGAGCACGGGCGGCGTGACATTCGTGAGTTCAGCGCGCCTGACCCTGACAACGGCCTGGCAGCGGCTCAGTTTCACTTTCACCGGAACAGCGACGACGTGGGCTGTTGATGTCGGCACCGACCTCCGCGACGGCACGCAAACCGCCACCCCCGCGCAAACGATTTATGCCTGGGGCGCGCAGGTCGAGGCGCTGCCGTACGCGAGCAGCCACATCCCGACCACGACGGTGAGCGTCACGCGGGCGTATGACTCGTTGCGCTATCCCATCGCGAGCGTGACCGGGTTCAGTCAGACGCAGGGCAGTCTGGCTCATGAGTATATCCTCCCCGCATCGTTCCCGAGTTACGGTGCTCCAGCGGCGTTCGTCGGGGCTAGCCCCGACACGGACTTCATGGCTCCAGACAACTTCACGACACCCCTTCAAACACCGGCACACCAACAGCTTGCAGGGGTGACCATAATGGCTGGAGGCACCACTGCCGCGAACAGTGACGGCCAGGGCACTCTTATTCCCATTAACACGATACAACGCGGCGCGCTTTCCTGGATGCTGAATGCGCAACTCAACTCCGCGCATGATGGCGTGGGATTGTCCATGCTTAGCGGGCCACCGGCGACGCTACCCGCCATTACGGCGCTGACCATCGCGGGTCCGATACTGTATCAGAGCATGATCCCGCAATGGGCGCGCCGCTCGCGTTATTGGCCCCGCCAACTGACGCAGGCTGAACTAATTTCGGTGACGACATGACGCAGGATTACCGCCTCTCGTTCCCCGTCACCGCGCTCGCCAACGGCGTCGCTGGCTTCGCCGCGTTGCGCGCCGAACTCCAAAACGACGCACCCGCGACGCCGATCAACGCGCTCGGTGATCCCCGCGACGCCAACGGCGACATCGTCGTGCGTGATCCCGCCGCGCCCATCGGCACGCCGCCGCCCGAGGTCTGGCATGGCCGCCCCGGCAGCGCCGCGACCAGTTATACCGATCCGAATGGCAACGCCGTCCAGGTGCCCGCCAGGGGCGACCCGGCGCTTTACTACGTGCACATCCGCTCGGAGCAGGCCGCGAGGTCGTTTCGTGCCGATCGGCATGGGATGAAGGACGCGGACCCGAAGGCCAGCGCCCAGGTGCTTGGCATCTGGTCGGGTGACACGCCGCCGTAATGGACCGTCAACAAGAGGAGCAGACGGCTTTGCCCTACCGTTTATGCGGCGAGCACTTCAGGCGTCATTACATTCGCCATTGCGCGGATCGCCCGTTGCCGGATGTTCCGCGCTGCGTTCAGGTCGGCATTGGCCTCATGGGCACAGCCGATACACTTGAAGGTAGATTGGCTGGGTCGGTTCTTCCTGTCGATGCAACCACACGCCTGGCACTCGCGCGACGTGTTTCGTGGATCGACAAAAGCTATGGGAATGCCAGCGCGCTTCGCTTTGTAGACGATAAACGCGCCGAGTTGCCCAAACCCCCAGTTACCAAGCCTCGCTCGTTGGTTGCCACCTCTGGCCGTTACCCTCTGGCGAATCCCCTTGAGTTGCTCAAGTCCGATCCCCCGCGAGGTGCGTTCAGCATCCATTACGAGCGCCTTCGAAATCACGTGGTTTGTGTGTTTCTGATATCTCCCTTGTCTGGCGGCCAACTTCCGCAGTCGTCGCTTCGCTCCACGTGTCCCGCATTTCTGCAATCCGCGCCGACGTTTTTGGATATGTTGGCGCTTTCGCTCGACCTCGGCTCCGGTGTAAACCTTACCGTCACTGTCCGCCGCGAGGGCGACGATCCCAAGATCAACGCCAATCCAGTCCTCGGCTTCGAACTCTTTGGTCTCGGGGATGTCGCAGGTCGCCGCGAGTATCCACTTGCCACGGACGAAACACAGATCGACCTCACCCTTACGATAAGCCATCAACCGCTTCTGGTGTTCTCCCATCACGATCGGAATAACCATCCGGCCTTCGATGGTCCAAAGGCTGACCGCGCTTCCATCCTTCACAAAACGGATGATCCGATCATCGTAAGGCTGCGCGGCGTCCCACCGGAAAGATCGCTGAGTGTCGCGGTCAAGTTTGTAGGCGTCAGCGACCTTGGAGATACACCGGACGGCGGCCTGCGCGCTAAGGCCAAAGCGGGATCGTGTCTCAGCGTAGCCAATTTTGTGCAGGGCATACTGGCCGAACGTCCCCGTGTCCCACGCGGTTTTCGCAAGCCAGTCGCACGCGCGGTTGCACCGTTCCAACGTCGCCGCCAGACACGCGGCCTGGGCGTCCGTGGGCAGCATCTTGAGAGCGGCGACCAACTTCATTCCTCAAGTATAGAGGATTTGTGGTGGCGAACGCAAGATCATCTGTCGTGCGTCGTGAGGACGCCGCCATGAGCCAGGCGCTCTACCCCGATCCGCCGATGGCCCCCGAGGCCGCCGAGGCGTCGCGGCCGAAAGGCGGTCCGGGCATCGCCTCCGACCGCTACCCGCGCGACCTGGACGACCTGCACGCGAAGCAGGTGCAATGGTTCGAGGACAGCGAGCACGTGACCGAGGACGGACGCAAACTGTCGCAGCGGGACCGTGATTACAAAGACGGCTATCAGTGGTCCTCCGCCGAAAAGGAAGCACTGAAGGCGCGCGGCCAGCCGGAAATAACCATCAACAAGATCGCCGACAAAGTCGAACTGATGTGCGGCCTCGAACGCAAGTCGCGCACCGATCCCAAGGCGTTCGCGCGCAATCCCGTGGACGAGGACAAGGCCAACGCCGCGACGCAAGGGCTTCGTTACATTTCAGACGATAACAACTTCCCGCTCATCCGCTCGGACGTTTACGAGAGCCTGATGGTCGAGGGCGCCGGCGGCGCCGACCTTGCGCTGGAGGACGACGGCCAGGGCGGCGCGAACATAACCATCACCCAGGTGCCGTTCGATCGCCTGTTCTGGGATCCGCACTCGCGCCGCCTGGACTTTAGCGACGCGCGCTACAAGGGCATCGTGCTGTGGATGGACAAGGAGCAGGCATACGAAACGTGGCCTGACGCGGAAGACCTGATATCCGACACGTTCGCGACGCAGACCGGATCGTACTCCGACCGGCCGAACGAGATCGTGTGGTGCGACAGTAAGCGCGAGCGTGTCCGCATCGTGCAGATGCACTGGCAAGAGAAGAACGAATGGTGGGTCGCCACGCTGACCCGCGTCGGTTTCCTGGCCGAGCCGATGCGGTCGCCGTTTCGTGGCAACAAGGGCCGTTCAACGTCCGGCCTCGTCATGGCGTCCGCGCACGTCGATCGTGAAAATAATCGTTACGGCATGGTTCGCAACCTGATTTCCGTGCAAGATGAAATAAACAAACGACGTAGCAAGGCGCTGCACCTGTTGAGCGTGCGGCAGGTCATCGCGGAAGACGGCGCGGTCGCCGACATCGACAAGGCGCGGCGCGAGGTGGCGAAGCCGGATGGTTACATTTCCGTCAATCCCGGAATGAAGTTCGAGATACAGGAGGGCGGCGAACTCGCTCAGGGCCAGTTCAAATTGCTGGAACACGCGACGGGCGAAATGCAGGCGTCGGGGCCGAACGCGGCGATGAGCGGCACCGATCCCCGCGAACTGTCGGGCCGCGCCATCCTCGCGCAGCAGGCGGGAGGTGCGGCGACGCACGAGCCGATCGCCGACACGCTGCGGATGTGGAGCCGGACGGTCTACGAAATCGCCTGGATGGCCGCGCGCCAGTATTGGACGGCGGGCCGTTTCGTGCATGTGACGGACGACCTCGGCACGACGAAATACGTCGGCATCAACCAGCCGGTGCGCCTGATGGACGAACTGGCCGACATGCCGGAGCAGCGGCGCGCCCAGGTCATGCAGCAAATGCAGATCGCGCCGAACGATCCCCGGCTCCAGCAGGTGATACGGATCGACAACGATATCTCGGATATGGACATCGACATCACGATCGAGGAAGGCATCGACGTGCCCTCGATCCAGGCCGAGCAGTTCCAGGTTCTCATCCAGTTGGCCGGCACGCAACCGGGCTTGATCCCGCCGGAAATCCTGATCGCGTCGTCGAACCTGCGGAACAAAGACGAGTTGTTGGAGATGCTGAAACAACATCAGCAGGCGCAGGCGCAACAGCAGCAGCAGGTGGCCCAGATGGCGCAGCAGAAGGCGCAGGCCGACACCGCGGCGACCCAGGCCAAGGCGGCGGCGGACTTCGCGTTGGCGGCCGAACGAAAACACGCGAGCATTCATCATATCGCGGACGTTCACGGCGGGTTTGTGGATATGCAAGCGCCGCCGGATCCGCCGTCCGATCCGGGCACCGTGGTCCCGCCGGAGGTTCAGGCGCTGATGGACGGGGCCGACATTCGTGGCCGTCACGCCAAGGCCGCCGTCGATGAAGCGAGAGCCAACGATTTGCGGCATTCGGCTGTCGAAAGGATCAATAATGTAATGATAGCGAGACAAAACGCTCTTGCACCAAGTTCCGACCGATGACCCGGTGCTTGTCCGTCAGAAATACTGATCGCGGCGAGCAATTTGCGGCTTCAATGAGGTCCGGGTCTCGCGGCCCGGAAGAGGTCATCGGTCGGCGCCACGCACTTACAGCTATGACGCCGAGAGGTCCATTGGAATGTTTGACGCCTTTGGAACAGGCGGAGGGACCATGAGCGGACAACTCGACGCATTCCTGAAGGGCGGCAACCCCGAGGACGGCAACCCGCCGCCCGAGCCCGAGGCTCCGCGCCCGGCCCCCGAGGCCGCTCCCGACAGCGGCGGCGGTGGCGCCAAGGACAAGCCGCCCGTTACCACCAAGGCCGTGCCGACGCCGCCCGAGCCGGACGACGATCCCGAGCCGGGCGAGGCCGAGCCGGGCCAGCCGGTCGTTCCGCGCCGGGCGTACGAGACGGAACGGCAGAAACGGCAGAACTGGGTCGAAAGGGCATCGAAGGCCGAGACCGAGCGCGACATACTCGCGAAGCAACTGGAGGAAGCGCGCAAGGCCCCGCCACCGGCCGCCACGCCGCCTCAGGCGCTGGAGCCGATCGACCCGGCCAGGGATCCCGAGGGATATACGCGCAGGATGAGGGGGGTCGTTTTGAATGAGCGCCTGAACACATCCGAAATGATGGCGCTCGACAAGCACGGCAAGGACGTCATCGATGCCGAGACGGCCTACTTCCAGAAGCGCGCCGAGAGTGATCCAAGATTGTGGAACGAACTCTATTCCAAGCCGCACCCGTATGCGTGGATGATCGAGAACAATCAGACGGCCAAGCTGCACGAGGAAATCGGCACCGATCCGGCGGCGTATGAGGCGAAGATACGGGCGAAAATCGAGGCCGAGCGAGGCGCCGCGCCGCCTCCGGTGTCGCCCGCCGCCGGATTGCCGCCGTCGTTGGCGAGCGCGCGTTCAGCGGCGCCGAGGGGGACGAATGGGTTCGCGGGGCCAATGAGTATGGAGGATATCTTGAGGCGTCCGGCACGCGGGCGATGACACAAAAAAAAGGAGGTTCCGACCCTTTCGGGCCGGGAATATGGCAAAGAAGTGATCGACGCCGAGACCGAATATTTTCTTCAATGAGGTCTGGGTGTTGGCCCAGAAAGCGGCGCGCAATCGCTTTATACACATCGCTGGCGTGAGAGGAAACCGAAATATTGCCTGACCTCGTGCTGGTCGTGCTGCTCATACTGGTGTTGTTCGGCAGGCTGTGACCGACCTCCCGACCCTGGAGCAATGGCTGGTCGCGCTTATCGAGCGACTGTCCGATCCGGTGGAGCGAGCCAGAATGGCGCCCTTGTTCGGAGACAAGTGGACGTTACGGCTCTGTTCCCCGGGCAAGGACAAGCCGGGGGAGAGTTGGGCCGAGGTTGGCTATCGGACTGATTCCGGCGACTTCGTGGTGGTGATGAAGTTCGGAAAACAACCTCGCGCCCTTGGCCGCTTTGAGCGCGTTACCGAATTGCCGTTCTCGCTCCTGATGACCAGTGGCGAGTTGCTTCAGGACACAAAAGAGCACGAGGCGCGCCGCCGGTGACCGACCTCGCGACCCTCACCGCCATTAAAGGAGGTCCCGACCCTGTCGGGCCGGGAATATATCTACAGTGACCGATCTCGCGATGATGACGACCATCCTGCTTCAATGAGGTCCGGGTGTTTGCCCGGAATGTCGGCTCGCGTCTGCGTTTCTACAGGTCTCCGGGGCAAAAGGAAACCGAAACGTTGCCTGATCTCGATCTCGCGCTGATGACGACCATCCTCTACGCCGCGCGCTCGGCCCGCCGCGTGCCCGAATCCGACGCCGAAAAACACCGGGCCATTGCCGAATCATACGCCGACGCTATGCTGATCACGGCCGCTGTCCTCGCGGACATGGCCACGCCGGAGCAACCGCCGCCGTCGCCGGGCAACCAAACGGGCGTATTGGCGGAAGCAACAGCAGGTCGTCGCCGGACCGCTAACGGGCGCTGGACCGCCACCGGGTCCTGAAATTCGGTGTGACCCCGTCGCCGGGGGAGTAGCGGGCGTTGACCGTCGCCGGGTCGTTTCCGGGCGTCCGTTCACGTTCCCCGCAAATCCCCGCGACAGGAGGCGATCATCGCCGACATGAATGTGACCCCAGCACGGGCGGGCTTAACGCCGCTCAGTTGGGACAGCGACTTCTTTAGCGAATATATTCGCAAAAACCAGTTCGCCCGCTACATGGGCACCACGATGGGCAGCATGATCCAGGTGCGCGAGGATCTGACCCGCAAGCCCGGCGATACCGTGGTTTTCCCGACCGTCCGCCGCCTGGTCGGCGCGGGTGTGTCCGGAAACACCGTCCTTGAGGGCAACGAAGAAATCCTCAACGCCCGGAGCCTGAACCTGGTCGTCAGCGCATTCAGGCACGCGGTCGCGGTCAGCGACTGGGACGAACAAAAGTCGGTCATCGATCTCAGGGAAGCGGCGCGTGAGGCGCTGATGAACTGGGAACTGGAG